TAGGGGGTCAAAGCCCTCCAACCAGCAAGCCGCCACAACCCGGTGCATAAGGCGTCTGCGTCCCAGCATGAGATATCCTTGAGGATGATCGCAAGGGGTGTAGGGGTGCAAATTTCTAAGAACTTTCCCGCAGCGCGAGACGGCGTAAAGATGGTCAAACATGCGGTATTCAGTACCGCCCATCGTAAAGCTAATCATGCTGTGCCTTTCTGGGTGATTGCAAAGACTTCATCTTACCATTGATATAAGGAATGTACAAATGAGTAATTCTATCCTGACCATTGACATGATCACCCGCAAATCGCTGGAGATTTTGGAAAACAACCTCGTGCTCACCCGCAACGTGAACCGCCAGTACGACGACAGCTTTGCTGTTGAAGGTGCGAAGATCGGCTCCACACTGCGTATCCGCCTGCCCGACCGCGCTCTGGTCACTGACGGTGCCGCCCTGCAAGTCCAAGACGACAACGAACAGTTCACCACTTTGACTGTCTCCAGCCAAAAGCACATCGGCGTCAACTTCACATCTGCTGAATTGACCATGCAGTTGGACGACTTCGCAGAGCGTGTGTTGAAGCCCCGTATCAGCCAGTTGGCCTCCAGCATTGATGCTGACGTGGCAAACAGCTACAAGTACATCGGCAACACCGTTGGTACACCCGGCACCACTCCCGCCACTTCTTTGGTGCTGTTGCAAGCCCAGCAGAAGCTGAACGAGAACGCTGCTGTGATGGACCCCCGTTACGCTACCGTGAACCCTGCTGCCAACGCTGGCTTGGTTGAAGGCTTGAAAGGTCTGTTCAACCCAACAGACACCATCAGCAAGCAGTTCAAAAACGGCATGATGGGCACTGGCGTGTTGGGTCTGAACGAGATCAACATGTCTCAGTCGATCAAGCAGTTCACCACCGGCTCACGTAGCGCCACTGGCGGCACTTTGTCTGCTGCTGTGACTGCTGAAGGCGCAACCTCCATCGTCGTCACCGGCGCTGGCAACAACGCTGTGGTCAAGCTGGGCGATGTGTTCACCGTGGCTGACTGCTTCGCTGTGAACCCACAGACCCGTGAATCCACTGGTTCGCTGTTCCAGTTTGTGGCCGTTGCTGACGTGACCTTGAACGGTTCTGGCGCTGGCACCATTACCGTGGCTCCTATGTACTCGGCTGGCAATGCTCTTGCCACCGTGGACGTGCTGCCACAAAGCGGCAAAGCCGTTGTGTTCGTGGGTGCTGCCTCCAGCCAGTACGCTCAGAACTTGGTGTACCACAAGGATGCCATTACCTTCGCCACTGCCGACTTGTTGCTGCCCCAGGGTGTCGATATGGCCGCCCGTGCTGTGCATAACGGCATCAGCCTGCGTATCGTGCGCCAGTACGACATCAACAACGACCGCCTGCCATGCCGTATTGACGTGCTGTACGGCTACGGCGTGATTCGTCCACAGATGGCCGTCCGCATGTGGGGCTAAATTGAAATGGGGCTTCGGCCCCTTTCATTCATTTTCATCTTTTTAAGGAAATCATCATGGCTCTCCCTAACGGCGCAGGCGGTTACCAAGTCGGTGCAGGCAACCGCGCAGAAACTATCATGGGCGCAATGGCTGCCCCTCAAACGGCTACGGCCACCGCAACCCTGACAGCGGCTCAGATTTGCAACCAGATGCTGGTGGCTAATCCCTCCACATCGGCTGCCACCTACACGCTGCCCACGGCTGCATTGATTGACGCTGCTGTCCCCAACGCCACCGTTGGCAGCACATTCGATCTGTACCTTGTGAACACCGGCACCTCGTCGGGTGCTGTCACTCTGGCAACGGCCACTGGTTTGACTGACGGCGGCAACGCTTTCGTCGCTGTGGCTGTCACTTCCAGCGCCATGTTCCGGTTCCGCAAGACCGGTGACGCTGCGTACACTGTGTACAAAGTGGCCTAAACCAAACGGGGGCTTCGGCCCCTGTTCCCAAATCATGGTCATTTACCTCACACACTTTCTCCACGGTGCCAAAGTGGCAATCTCTGACGCCGAGGCTGAAGCCGATGAAAAGAATGGTTGGGTGCGATACAATCCGACCACGCCTTCGGCTCCCGAAGATGCGGCTCCAGTCAACGCACTGGGTACAAAGCGCAAATACACTCGCAAGGCTTCTGACCCTTCCGAGGTGATTACCGAAGGAGTCTGAACATGGCAACGTACACCGCTGGCGACCAAATCAATCGGGCACTCCGTTTGCTTGGCATTCTTGCCGAAGGTGAAACACCATCTGCCGCCATGTCGCAAGACGCCTTGATGGCAATGCAGCAAATGATTGAGAGTTGGAACACCGAACGTCTGTCGGTCTTCTGCACCCAAGATCAAGTCTTTACTTGGCCGTCTGGTCTCATCAGCCGCACCCTTGGCCCCTCTGGTGACTTTGTTGGCCTGCGCCCCGTCTTGTTGGATGACGCCACGTACTTTCGTGCGCCCAACAACGTCTCATACGGCATCAAGTTCATTAACCAGCAGCAGTACAACGGCATCGCGGTCAAGACCGTAACATCTACTTATCCACAGGTTATCTTCGTCAACATGACGTACCCTGACGTGGAGATGTTCGTCTACCCCCGGCCAACCCAAGATTTGGAATGGCACTTTGTGTCGGTGCAGGAGTTGGACAACCCCGCCACCTTGGGCACCAATCTGTTCTTTCCCCCAGGATACCTGCGGGCGTTTGCGTACAACTTGGCAATGGAAATCGCACCCGAGTTCGGCGTTGAGCCAAGCCCGCAGGTGCAGCGCATCGCCATGACCAGCAAGCGCAATTTGAAGCGCATCAACAACCCCGACGACATCATGAGCCTGCCTTACGCTCTTGTGTCCAATCGTCAGCGGTTCAATATCTTCAGTGGGAATTTCTAATGAAATCCCCGATCCTTGGCTCCAGCTACGTGGCCCGCAGCGTCAATGCTGCGGACGCAAGGATGGTGAACCTGTTCCCCGAGATCGTGCCCGAAGCTGGCAAAGAACCTGCGTTTCTGAACCGCGCCCCCGGCCTCAACTTTCTCAACACCATCGGCACCGGTCCGATCCGTGGCCTGTGGGCGTTCTCGTCCAACGATGGTACGGGCTTTGTGGTGTCGGGCACCCAGCTTTACAAGATTGACAACGCATACGCCCCGACATTGATCGGCAGCGTCAGCGGCACGGGGCCTGTCAGCATGGCCGACAACGGCACGCAGTTGTTCATCGCCTGCAACGGCCCGAGCTTCATCTACAACGCTAACACAAATGCGTTTGGTCCAATCACCGATACCGACTTTCCCGGCGCGGTGACCGTGAGTTACTTGGACGGCTACTTTGTCTTCAACGAGCCCAACAGCCAGAAAATGTGGGTGACTGCGTTTCTGGACGGCACGTCCATCGACCCGCTGGAGTTTCAGCAAACAGCGGCCTCCCCTGACGGCTTGGTGGCTGTAATCTCCAACTTTCGCGAAGTCTGGGCCTTTGGCACCAACTCGATTGAAGTCTGGTCAGACACGGCTGCTTTGGACTTCCCTCTTGAGCGCATCCCAGGCGCTTTCAACGAGTTGGGCTGCGCTGCCCCTTACTCGATTGCCAAGATGGACAACAGCCTGTTCTGGTTGGGCCGTGACCGCCGGGGTGAGGGTATCGTCTACCGGGCCAACGGATACGCAGGCCAGCGTGTGTCAACTCATGCGGTTGAGTGGCAGATTCAGCAGTATTCTGACCTGTCGGATGCGATTGGGTACACGTACCAGCAAGACGGCCACAGTTTTTACGTGCTGATCTTCCCCACGGCCAACACCACTTGGGTGTATGACGCCTCCACGCAAGCATGGCATGAGCGTGCAGGTTGGGTCAATGGTGCGTTCACCCGCCACCGCAGTAATTGTCAAATGGCGTTCAACAACAAAGTTGTCGTGGGCGACTTTGAGAACGGCAACATTTACTCGTTTAATTTGGAAGACTACTCGGACAACGGGCAAATTCAGAAATGGTTGCGCACTTGGCGTGCCCTGCCGCCCGGGCAGAACAACCTCAAGCGCACCGCACAACACAGCCTCCAACTCGACATTGAGGCGGGCACCGGTCTGAACCTTGGTCAAGGCAGCGACCCCGAGATCATGCTGCGCTTTTCGGACGATGGT